GCCATTATTGTATCTAAGTGGACTAGGAGAATATCAGTTCAATGAATCGCCCTGCGTGATAAGCGAATTTAACTACAACCTACCTAACGATGTTAACTACATACGTGCAAGAAGCAAACAGATACAACGTGATGGGCAATTGCAATATAAAAAGCCATTGGCAACCAGCGTAACCAACGGAAATTTTTCAAGTTTGTCAAGATTGAAAACTGCGGTAACAAATGCATATAATGGAAAAAGTCAACCTCTTGAGGCTGCGGCAGAACCTTATAAGCCTGCTCCTGGAAACCTTGGGTCTAAAGGTGCAACCTATGTGCCAACTAAAATGGATGTCACATTGGTACTCAACCCAATTGTAAGCAGAAAGCAAGTAAGTCAGCAGTTTAGCCTTAAAGAGTATGCAAATGGCAATCTTATTAAGAAAGGAATGTGGTAATGGCAACATCATACGAAAGTACCAGTCCATATTTTGACACACCAGTAATAAACAATCAATATCTTGGATTGATGATAGAAAGAGAAATACCAAAATTAGTAGATGATCTTTCAATGACTATAAATGAAACCTACAATCTTAGACCTGATCTGCTGGCATTTGACTTGTATGGAGATAGCAATCTATGGTGGGTCTTTGCAATGCGTAATCCAAATCAACTTCCAGATCCTCTGTTTGATTTTGTTACTGGCGTAACCATTTATCTTCCTCAAAAGAGTACGCTAGAAACTGTTTTAGGTATCTAACATGACGACTTCTGCACAACTAGGTGTTGCAAGACAAGCAGTACAACTGCAAATAAATCAGACAAAACCTGAGGTAGATGAACTTGAAGTATCAGTTGCTTCAGGACGCAGTTGGAGTGACATAGAAAACAATTGGACAAAGACCAGTCAAAAACTATTCAATCAGGCTAGCACACTTGATAACTTAAAAAAACAAAATGCTGGATTAAACAATGATCCTGGGCAGTCAAGACTGAACACCTTGATTACAAAAAATCAAGTTGAAGTTACGACAATGCAAACCACAATGAATGGTGTTCGCACTCAGGCTTTTAAAAATACACAAATTACTTCTGTAACACAAAACATTACCAAAGACAGCAGCGGACAAATTATCAAAACTGAACAAATTGGTTCTGTTGAAACCTCGAGATTTACCTCACCTGTTATAGGAAATGATTTGGTTTTCGATACAGATGTTGTAGATCAAATTGTTCCCGATCTTGAAAGCAAAAACAAACCAACCAATGCACGTAGATCAATTCTCGACAATGATGAAATTGATCAACTTGGTGACCTTAAAGGTAGTGGAGCCACATCAACTGTTGGCGGCGGAGCACCAGTTAAAAAGATTGGACAAACTCAAACATCAGCAGTTGCAGAAACAACTGGAGGAGCAGTCACTCCACTAAGTGGCAATGATCTAAATACTGGAACAGGTACTGGTGGAGGAGCCGGCGGAAAAGTTGAAGTAGCTCCTGGAGATGATGCATTTAGTAATAATAGAAACAGTGTTGGAAATGCTATCAATGCAGACGGCGTTGAAGGACGTACCAGCATTGCAGAAGAATTTTTAAAACCAATCAAAGCATCACCAAACCCTCTACTAGGGCTTGCTAGTCAAACCTATAGTGTATCAATCTATATGATGAATAGATCTGAGTATGTGCAGTTTTTAGGAACTGATAAAAAAATATTGCCAACTAAACAACTGATATTGCAAAGCGGTGGTGCCAAAGCAGAAGAACGTAACAAGTACTTTGATGTAGATTTTTACATTGAAAATATAGAATTTGAAACAGTTCTAGGTAGTCAAGGTTCGGGTGCACCTCATAATGTTACTAAGTTGACTTTTGATATTCTTGAACCACAAGGAATAACTTTTCTTGAAAGATTAAAGAAAGCAGTAACAGATCATGTGCAGGAGCCCGGAGTAAACATTAACGCACAAACCTATTTGATGGTTATACGTTTCTACGGGTATGATGAATTTGGAAACCTTGTAACCAAAAGAGACTTGCCATCTGCTACTGGAACAAATGGCGAAGCTCAAGCACGTGAATTAGAAAGCACCAGTGATCCAGAGGCATTGGTTGAAAAGTTTATTCCGTTTCAGTTCAACGATATCAATTACAAGATAAACAACAAAGCAGTGGTTTACAGTTGTAATTGTGCAACACCTCAAAATATAGTTGGCTATTCAACTGCAAGAGGCAGCATACCTTTTAACTTTCAACTTAGTGCATCAACTGTCAAGAAGTTATTAAATGGTAACAGTGAATTACAACCTCTTGTGCCACTTGTAACTAGAACCACAGTGAAGAAACCAAGTTTCACAGAATTTGGTGATGCAACAACCATTGAGGTACAAGAAGATGTTACAACCAGTGTAGAACAACAACGTGCAGGTAAACTTGGACTTCAAGACAGAACTGTTACATCAGGATTGTGTGATGCACTGAATCAACATCAACGTGAACTGGCTAAAAAGAATGGCATGATACCAGATGAATACATAATCGAAATTGAAGATGTACCTGGATTAATTGATGCAAAAATGGATAAGCAAGGTAGAACAAATAAAACAAGAACAACCTTTCAGAAATCAAGCAACCCTAATGAACAAAAGAATATGGAAAAACAAGCACTGGACAAGCAAACCAAAGAGTATAGTATCAGTGCTGGTACTCAGATTATTCAATTGATCGATCAAGTTTTAAAAAATTCTACCTATGTTACTGCACAACAAACTATTGCATTCGATGAAATAACCAACAAAGAAATTCGTAATCCACCTGTTAAAACTGTGCAGTGGTATAGAATAACTCAATTTGCTGCTCCAAAAGAATATTGCAAGGTACGCAACGATTATGCATATCAGATTACCTATAGAATCTCAAGGTATCAAATCAATACACCACGATCACCTTATTTTCCGCCTGCAATGTATCGAGGAGCTCACAAGATATACAATTACTGGTTTACTGGTTTAAACACAGAAGTTATAGATTTTGACATAGAAGTTAAATCGAACTATGTAACTATCATGGGCAAAGATGGGTTAATTGCAGATGAAGATGTGGCGGTTGGAAATGATGCAAGATTTGCTGAAAAAAGATTTTTTCAAAGTGCCCCTGATTCTAGTACGCAAGGTGCAAAAGGCGATGCTGGTAGACCGGCTGCACAATTAGCCGCACGACTTTATTCGCCAGCAGATGTATCCAAAGCTGATGTTACAATAGTAGGTGATCCAGATTTTATCATGCAAAGTGAATTATTTTACAGTGCTGGTAATCTTGAAGCATTTGAACCTGATGGAAGTGTGAATGGCAACGCTGGCGAAGTACTATTTGAAATACGTTTTAACCGTCCGGTTGATTACAATATGGCCACTGGCGAAACACCTGTGAATGCTGAAAACTCTGACAGTAAAATCACAGGAGAAAAAAACCTAGCCGCTGAAAGTTTGGTTTATGCCGCAACTAATGTTACAAACAAATTAGTTGATGGCAAGTTTACACAATCTATTCAAGGTGTGGCAAGAATGTTTGACAACGCAGTAAACAGTCCTAAACAAAAACAGATCGAGAAAAATGTTGTAGAAGAACCAGGTTTAGATGCTTTTGGTGGTGCTGGCGGAGCTATAAGTCCTACAACACCAAGAGCAAGCAAAGTTGAAACACCTACAGTAAGACCAACTCCAACTGGTGCTAGTCGAAGCAATAATGGCAGTACTTCATTCACTCCAGATCCTCGTGCTGGAAACTTTAAAACTGCAACTGTTGATGGAAGTAAAACAAATACTCAACCATACTCTAGTGCTACAGTAAATAATGCTACTACTAACAAAGTTGCAAAATTACCTGATTCAACTGTAAACTATTCAGATGATGCAGACGTAACACCAGGTGAATCAGATTGGCAACCAAGACCAAACACAGTTGTTCAACCACCAGTACAACCAAAACCTGGAAGCAATACTGTAAGCGACGATGCTGGAACTAAGACAAGTCCAATGCAAGAAAGTTTATTCGCTAGAAAACGTAGACTTGCAAGACTAAAGGCAGAAAATGCCAGAGCTCGTGGAGCCAAAGTTGTTGGTAGCGGCGGAGCTGGTACAAGCAAGAGTTCACTTTTTAAATAGGCAGTAAAAAATGGCAGAAAACTATCAAAGAAGTAGGGGAGCTCCAGGAGCATACAAAACAAGTGCAGGAGGTACTCCAGCTGAATCAGGACCGTTTCTTGGTGAAGTTGTTAATAATATTGATCCTATTAGAGCTGGCAGACTACAGGTTTATATAGAGTATATTTCTGGTGACGATAAAAACAACAAAGACCTGTGGCGTACAGTAAATTATATTTCTCCCTACTATGGATATACTCAACAAAGTGCCCAGCAACCAACTGGCCCAGGAAGTTTTACCGGTAACAATCATGCCTATGGATTCTTTGGAACTCCGCCAGACCTTGGAACAAAAGTAATTTGTTTCTTTGTAAACGGCGATCCAAACGAAGGTTACTATCTTGGTATGCCAATATCGCCAGGACTTAATCATATGGTTCCGGCAATTGGATCAAGCAAGAAATATGTTGATGACAGCAATTCTCCATTATTCGCTAACAAATCAAAACTACCAGTTGTAGAGATCAACAATTCCAATGAAGCAATATCAGAAAATCCAAGATTCTTTGACCAAACCAAACCAGTTCACAGTGTACTTGCAGGACAAATGCTTTCCCAAGGTGTAATAGCAGATCCTTTGATTGGACCTATTGGTTCAAACAGTCAAAGGGAATCGCCAAGCACAGTATTTGGAATAAGCACTGCTGGTAGACCTGTTTATCAGGGAGGATTAACTGATGCACAAATAGCTGCTAAAGTAGCAAGCAGTACTCTTCAACCAAACGAAACTACGATAATAGCACGTAAAGGTGGACACAGTCTTGTAATGGATGACGGTGACCTAACAGGTGAAGATAACCTTACACGAATTCGTACCAGTGCTGGTCATCAAATAATGATGAATGATACTGCTGGTAAACAAACAATTCATATTATGCATGCCAATGGACAAACCTGGATAGAACTAGGTCACGAAGGTACTATTGATGTATATGCATCAAACAGTTTAAACATAAGAAGTGCTGGCGAACTCAACATGCATGCTGACAGAAATATAAACATTGCCAGCGAAGAAGGTAGCGTTAATATTTTTGCAAAACGTGCTATGAGTTTGGAAACTGGAAGTCTAAGTTTGACCGGAAACAATAGCATACTGGCATATAGCAAAAGTTCAGTTGGAATTAAAAGTGACGGATCGTTAAATCTAAACAGTAGAACTGGAGGATGGGGTGCAGGCACTGGACTTACTCTTGAAGCTGGTTGTATCAAGTTAAACAGTGGATCAGCATCTCCTGTTTCAAAAACAGTAGAAATTCCAAAGTTGCGTTTGAGTGATACTAAGTTTGATCCTCAACAAGGATGGATTCAGGATCCAGCGTCAATAGAAACAATTGTTACAAGAGCACCAACACATGAACCTTTTGCGGCACGTGGTACAGGTGTAAACACCAGTACTAGCCTTGAATCAACTGCTGAACAAGTTCCGTTGGAACCAAAAACACAAGAAGCAGTTACCAAAGCTGAAGCAACTGAAATTGATGCAGTTAACGAAGGTGACTACGAAAAACAATCTCAAGCAAAAACAAATGTTGGTAAAATACCACCAGAAAAAGTAACAAGTATGGTAGCACAGTCAAGCAAACTTGTTCCACAAGACTTCAATGAAATATCTAATGCAAACGGAGTGGGTAAATTTGGATTCAGTGCCGCCGAACTAGAAAAAGGTGGACTTCTAAAGCCAGGCACAAGTGAATTCTTTTTGAAAGATGCTACTGCTGATCTAAATACTGTGCTAGGAAGTTCAAGTGTATGGACTGGTTCACAAGGTGTCAATGGACTGAGTGATTTTCTAAACAACGAAACACTTCAAGACGTTACAAAAACAGATTTATTTAACAAAGGACTGGGCGAATTACAAAATGCTGGCATTGTAACCGGACTAGAAGATGAAGCCGCTCTTGGTGGTTTGATAAGTGGTGCAAGCAAGTTTGGTGCTGACGCAGTAAAGAAATGGCAAGAAGGTGCCGCAGTGCTTGGAGAAACATTTGCTGGAGCAAATAGTGCAAAAATAACAAACACACAAATGAATGAAGTTGTAAGAGGTGGACAGTTTTCAGTTCAATTAGCACAACAGAAACTCAGCAACGAAATCCAAGGTTTTTCTACTGGAAGTTTGGGTGCAGTGAATACAACTCAAAGAACAAGTATTGATACTGCCTTAGAAAACATAGTTGTAAACAAAAAGGTCAACGGAATAAGCACGTAAAAAAGAGAAAATAAATACATTATGCCAACATTTATCGGATACAGTACCATTGGAAGGTACAAGAACTACACAGTCACAGATTTTGAATTGATCAAGCGTGATCTCTTAAATGCACTCACGATCAGACAAGGCGAAATGCCTGGCAGACCTAACGTTGGTACAACCATGTGGAGTTTGTTGTTTGAACCTCAAGGTGCTCCAACAACTAAAGCAATCAATACTGAAATACAACGCATTGTTGCACAAGATCCTCGAATAAATGTTTCTGATATCAACGTTTATCCACAAGAAAATGGAATCTTAATTGAACTTGAAGTTGATACTGTAAGCGGACAACAAGGTGAACTACTTAATATATTTTTTAACAGTGAGACCATGAGAGCCGCCTACGCAGACGTGTAGATAAACTACGTAGTTAATTATGTTCATAAATACCATGTAAGGAAACACACATGGCTAAAACTACAAGACAAACAAGTATATTTGGTGTGGAAGATTGGAAAAGAATCTACCAGACATACCGTGAAGCAGACTTTCAAAGCTATGATTTTGAAACACTTCGTAAGACTTTTATTGATTATATTAGACTATACTATCCTGAAAGTTTCAACGATTATATAGAATCTAGCGAATTTATAGCTATTCTTGATGTTATGGCTTTCATGGGTCAAGCAGGAAGTTTTAGAAATGATCTTAACACACGAGAAAATTTTATTGATACTGCTGAAAGAAGAGACAGTGTAACTCGACTTGCAGAACTAGTTAGTTATACTCCTAAACGTAACACTGCTGCACAAGGTTTTTTAAAAGTGCAAAGTATCAGCACCACAGAAGGTGTAATTGACTTCACAGGTGTAAATCTTTCCAACATCACTATTAACTGGAACGATAGTACCAACCCAAATTGGTTGGAACAATTTACAGTTGTTGTAAATGCAGCTCTTAGTGGGAGTCAGCGTTTTGGAAAACCAGGAAACAGTCAAACACTTTTAGGCGTCGATACAGATGAATACACACTCAATCTAATAGCAGGATTTTTACCAGTTGTGCCATTTAGCCAAGTTGTAAATGGGACCAACATGACGTTTGAAGCAGTTAATGCAACTTCATTAAATGAAACATATCTATATGAGCCTGCACCAGCACCAAGTGGTCCGTTGAACCTATTGTATAGAAATGACAAACAAGGCTATGCTAGTGCAAACACTGGTTACTTTTTTTATTTTAAACAAGGATCTCTACAAGATCAACAATTTAATCTTGGAGAAAGAATCAGCAACAGAGTTGTTAACGTAAACATAGAAGGTATCAACAACGAAGACGTATGGTTGTATCAACTTAACGCACAAAACTCAATAATTGCAGAATGGGAAAAAGTTGAAAACATCTACACTGGTGCAGTTGAAGAACTTACACCTGAACAACGTAGATATTTTTCAATTACATCAAGAACAAACGACCAAATTAACTTGAACTTTGGCGATGGTGTGTTCAGCAGTATACCAGTTGGAACATTTAGAACTTACGTTAGAAGTTCGAATGGTTTAAACTACATTATCAATCCAGATGAAATGCAAAATGTAACTTTTAATATCGGTTACGTAAGCAAAACAGGAAGAAATGAAACATTGACCTTTACTTGTGCATTAACAGTACCAGTCAGCAATGCGGCAAGTAGAGAAAATATAAACGATATCAAACAAAGAGCTCCAGCAAGATACTATACTCAAGATAGAATGGTTAACGGAGAAGACTACAACAATTTTCCATATACTCTTTATTCAACTATAATCAAGTCCAAAGCTGTCAACAGAAGCTCAATTGGTACTAGTAGGTACTTGGATTTAGTAGATATCACTGGAAAATACTCAAGCACAAATGTTTTTGCATCTGATGGCATGATATATGAAAATACACAAGTGCCTAGCTTTACATTTACTTTTGCTGATGCAAATGACATTACCAATGTAATTGTCAATCAAGTTGAACCTCTGTTAGCCAGTAGAGGTATGCAAGAATTTTACTATGAAAATTTCAATCGACCAAGTCTTACAACTTTAAACCTTGAATGGAATCAAAGCACCACTAGTAATAATGAAACAACTGGATATTTCAAATTTGTCTCAAGCGGAGCACCGGCTCCTGTAGGACCTCAAGCAAGCGACAATAAAAAATATATTGCAACAGGTGGATTGGTAAAATTTGTTCCACCAGCTGGACAATATTTTACTGCTACTAATAGACTAGCAGTTGGATCTCCGACACTTCCTGGAGATAAGATGGTACTTTGGGCAACTGTAACTGCATTAGAACTTGATGGTACTAACTTTGGTGTTGGCAATAATGCTGACGGTACTGGTCCTGTAACTCTAAACTCTTTTATTCCTACAGATGCAGTGCCCACAGAGGTAATTGTAAATTTTATTACTGATTTGCCTACCTCTATTGAAACCACAATGAGAGAAAACATTGAACTTTATAGAGATTTTGGTTTGGGTTATGATAATCTTACGCAAACATGGTATATCATCACATCAACAAACCTAGATAGCAGTACTACTTTTAGTTTAGCATATGCTCAAAATACTTCAGGAACTAATTTAGATAATTCTTGGTTGGTTGCATTTGAAACTGATGGCGTAACCTACACAGTAAGCTCGAGAAGCTTAGATCGTTTTTGGGCTAGTGTACTAGAAACACGTTTTTTCTATGATGGAACACAAAAAGTTTATGATCCAAAAACAGGCAAGGTTGTAAATGATTTCATAAATGTACTAAAAACAAACAATTTACCAGACTCTAGTTCAACACTAAACAGTGATGAAATATTGGATATAATTGGACAACCAGTTGAAGCAGACGGATTCATCGATGACTTTAGAGTAAGAGTCAGCTATAAAGACTCAGACAATGATGGCATTCCAGACAATCCAGATTATTTTGAAACATTGGTGGCACCAGATACCAACCCTAATAGCAAAAGAGTATACCTTCAGCAAACTATAGATTTTGATAATCTTGAAAGATATACTCCGCTTGCAAGTGGAGTAGTCAACGGCACTTATGCAACAAAAGATGCAATTGAACTAGATAAAAGCGAATACGTAGATGGACAGGTTTTCTATGCGTACACAGATGAAAAATTCTATAAACTAACTGTCGCCTATGATGGTACTAGAACCATCAGTGAAGTCACTGGCTATCAAACTTATGTTGGAAGACAAGATCTTTATTTTCAGTATAGACACAATGCACCACTGAGTCGACGTATTGACCCAGGTACAACCAATATCATTGATATTTTCCTTTTAACACAGTCATATTACAATGCATATCAAAATTATCTAAGAGATACCACTGGTTCGGTTAAAGAGCCAGCAAAACCAACAATTGATGAACTTACTACTTCGTACAATACACTTGATCAATATAAAATGATTTCAGATAATATTATCTTAAACAGTGTAACATTCAAACCATTGTTTGGAATCAAAGCACAAGAAGAACTTAGAGCCACTATTAAATGTGTGAAAAATGCTACAAGCACAGTAAGCGTAAGTGAAATAAAAAGTCAAGTTGTTAATGCAATCAATCAATATTTTACAATTGAAAATTGGGATTTTGGAGACACATTTTTCTTTTCAGAGCTGAGTTCTTATCTTCATGATCAACTTGGTTCAATCATAAGCACGGTTGTGCTTGTGCCTACAAATCCTTTGAAATCTTTTGGTGATTTATACGAAATAAGATCTCAAGCAAACGAAATTTTTGTGAATGCCGCGACAGTAAATGATGTTGAAGTCATTGATGCACTGACCAGCAGTCAACTTAGAACTGCACCAAATAGTGGAGTAGTTTAAGATATGGCTAAGCGTATTCGCTCAGAAGATTTCTTACCTGAAATCTTTCAAACACCAGCAAACAAGCAACTTCTAAGAAGTACTCTTGATCAACTTACACAAAATCCTAAACTTAAACCAACAGAAGGTTACATAGGACGTAAGATTGGCCCAGGTGTTACTGCTAGTGACAACTACATTCTTGAACCATCTCAAACTAGAACAGATTATCAACTGGAACCAGGTGTAGTTCAACTTAAACCTGATACAAGTACAGTTGACAACGCAATTACCTATCCTGGCGTCATTGATAGTTTAAAAATGCAAGGAGCAAACACTACAAGACACGATAGGTTGTTCAATAGCGAGCATTACAGCTACGATCCAATGATTGATTACGATAAATTTGTTAACTTTGGACAGTACTACTGGATACCAGCAGGTCCAAATAGTGTAGATGTTTTTGCAAACACAATTCCAACCGCGGACAATTTTGACGTAACCCACAGTGAAGGCGGATATAAATTTAGTGGTTATAGTGGCACACTGCCTACTATCACACTTGTAAGAGAAGGAAATTATACATTTGATGTAAATGCAAGTGGACGTAATTTTTGGATACAAAGTGTTCCTGGAACCAGTGGTGTATTACCACAACAAGCCAACCAAAGTTCTCGTGAAGTACTTGGAGTAAGCAACAATGGTGACGATGTTGGCACAGTTTCTTTTAATGTTCCTGCAAAAACTGCACAGAATTTTTTCTTTAATCTTGCTGATATAGGTTCAACTGACCTAGTAGAAGATACACTACAATTCAATCAAATTAACAATAGATACGTTGATGTATTTTTAGAAGAACATGGCGGTATTGATGGGATCACTGATCTACAAAATCGCACACTTATTTTCAACACAACCACAGACCAAGGCTGGGAAGACGAAGAACCATTTAGCAGTGAAGGATTTGATACAACAGCATTTAGTGATTCAGGTGCTATTGCCACCGACCCTGAGCGTTACGTTCAATGGCGTATCAATTACAACTACGACGATCCTCTTCGTCCGTTTATGGAACTTACAAAAGTTCAAAGCATAGCAAATCTAAGTAAAACAAAGATAGAATATGGCACAGAGTACTCTGGTAGCACCATGTACAAAACTGCTGAAGGTGTGTTTGCACGACAGCCGCTGATAACTGCTAATCTTGATATCTTGTACTATCAAGATGGAAGCGATGAAACCAATTTTGGTGTTATAAGAGTAGTTGATCAAATAAATTCTTCAGATTTGAATATTGCAGACATACTAGGAAAAGCCAACTACACATCACCAAATGGTGTGGTTTTCACCAATGGATTGAAAGTCCAGTTTATTGGAAATGTAGTTCCTGCTAGTTACGCTAACATAGAGTATTACATAGAAGGTGTTGGTACTGCAATTGAATTTGTAAAAGTCACAGACCTTATCACTCCTGAGACCTATACAAAATCTGATACTGTACCTTATGATAGTACATCATTTGATGAAGGTGGGTTTGATGCCACTGCCGATGCTCCGCTTGTACAAGATTATCTAACAATTAATCGTGCAAGTATTGATCTAAATTCATGGAGTAGAGGCAATAGATGGTTTCATATTGATGTACTAACTGCAACTGCAACCTACAATAATACAGTATTAACCTTAGACAATGATGCAAGAGCTAAACGTCCAATTATTGAATTTATAAAAAATCTAAGATTGTATAATTTTGGAACTCTTGCTACACAACCAGTTGATATTATTGATTTTGAAGAAACTGATGCTTTTAGTAACATAAACGGAACCTCCGGATATTCAGTAGATGGCTATACGCTTATTGAAGGTTCAAGAATTATATTCAATGCAGATATTGATCCCGAAGTTAGAAATAAAATTTACACAGTGCAATTTGTTAACCTAGGAGCAGGTGATGTAATTGACTTACAACCCGCAAGTTTAACTGAACCTGACGTTGCAACTAATACCACAGTTGTTGTAAGATCTGGAATTACCGAGCAAGGAAAAGCATACTGGTTCAATGGCACAACTTGGACAGAAGCTCAACAAAAAACAGATACAAATCAAGCACCATTGTTTAACGTATATGATGCAAGTGGCTACAGTTTAAGTGATAGTTCAGTTTACCCTTCAACTACTTTTGCAGGAACTAAAATTTTCAGCTATGCACTTGGCACAGGAACCACAGATCCTATTATTGAACAACCTTTAAAATATCTAACCATCAACAACGTTGGTGATATTGTGTTTGATAATAATTTTTATTCAGATACATTTACCTACGGTTCAAGTAACAATGGCACCACCGCAAATATTTCTCTTGGTACAGTAAGACAGTACAACACAATTGATAGTTTTACTAAACTACTTGGATGGCAAACCAGTTTTACAAATTATGTTCAGCGTCAAAGTTTTAGTTTTGAGTTTGATGGCAACCCGTTGGTACTCGACATAGAAGTGTCAAGTGATACAAGTCTTGTGCCAGTTAAAGTTTTTGTTGAAGGACAATTTGTACTACCTAGCACCTATACCTATGCAACTAACAGTGCAGGTATAACCGAAATCACATTTAATGCAAACATAGTTGGACAACCAGCAACTGTTCCGCCAACAGGATCAGTAATAGAAGTACAGGTAATAAGCGATAGTGCAAGTAGTGTTGCTTTTTATACCATTCCAGACAATTTAGAATCAAATGCACTCAATGAAAATAGTTCTACTTTTACTTTAGGTACAATTAGAACACACTATGAAAGTATCTGTCAAAATCTTGAACATTTCTCAGGCAAGATACACGGAGCAAATAACATACGTGACCTTGGTAATGTTGTTCCATATGGAGATTTAATACTTCAACAAAGTGCACCATTGACACTTACAACTCCTTTTATAAATGAAAGAAGCACTGATTTCTTTAGAGCATTGGAATTCAATGCTTCTGAGTATAATAAAACCAAGAACAAAATACTTGATTACGTTGCAAACAACGATTGGGAGAACAAAACTGCGGCTGAGATTCTTGATCAAACTCTACTGGCAATAAACGCAGGAAAAACTTCATCTTCATCATTCTACTGGACTGATGCTATCCCAAGCGGTACGACGTATGAACAAACAACATACACTGTGACTCCAATCACAACAAACGTGTTTGATACACTATACAGTTATAACTTTATATCAGCAAATTACCAAGGTTTGCTGGTGTATTATATTCCAGTTTCAACAGGTGTAGAAACACAACTAATTGGTGATGGGCATGAATACACAGTTGCTACTGATGGTCCAAGAATTACAATTAACAGTGCTGCTATCACACTAGCAATTGGCGATAAAATCATTTTAAGAGAATACAAAACGACATATGGGAGTTACGTGCCGGCTACTCCTAGCATGTTAGGCTTATATCAAGTGTATATGCCACAAACGTTCCTTGACAACACCTATGTAGAACCAACAAATGTAATACAAGGTCACGATGGTAGTATCACAGTATCATTTCCAGATGGTGATTACAGAAATAGTGTGTTATTAGAATTTGAAAAAAGATGTTACAATAATATTAAACTAACTGCTGATGAAAAATACAATCCTACACTTCAAGCTGTTGATGTTATTCCAGGACAGTTTAGAACAACAGACTACACACTCACTGAGATAAACGATATTCTAAATGTTAGTTTTCTTGCATGGGTTGGTTCACAAAGAGTTCCATATAAAGTTCAGACCTACGATGCTGATAACGGTTTTACTTGGAACTACAGTCAGAGTGCAAATAGACTAGATGGAAAACCTTTACTTGGCTTTTGGCGTGGCATATATTTTGATCTCTATGATACAGATAGTCCTGATACTCGTCCATGGGAAATGGTCGGTTTAAGTGAAAAACCAGATTGGTGGAACACACGTTATGGTCCTGCTCCTTATACCAGTGGGAATACTGTTCTTTGGCAAGATATGGCTGATGGTAAAATTGCCTATCCAACCGGTGATGTAATAAGATCGCAATTTGTGCGTCCGCAATTGTTGGAATGTATACCGACAGATTCACAGGGTAATCTAGTTGATCCAATGGTCTCTATTGTTGGAAGTTATGATCTAAACAGCTTTAGAAAAAGTTGGGTTGCTGGAGATTATGGTCCTACACAAACTGCTTGGAGAAGAAGTAGCTACTATCCTTTTGCCATACAGAGACTGCTTGCTCTCACCATGCCTGCAAAGTACTTTGGCTTGTTTGCTGATGTAGATTTATACAAATACAATACAGATTTCAATCAATATCTTTACAATAATAGATATCGTATAGACGCTTCGACTGTTGAGGTCTATGGTAATGGAACTGCAAAGCACAGTTTTATAAATTTTGTAGTTGATTACAATAGATTAACAGGAGTTGACAGTACTGCTTTAGTCAAAACAAAATTAGAAAATCTTGACATTCGTCTATGTTATAGAATGGCTGCTTTCAGTGATAAAAGCTATTTGAAAATATTTTCAGAGAAATCATCTCCAAACAGTCTAAACAGTAGTTTGTTGTTGCCTGATGAAAGTTATCAACTATTTTTATACAAGAACCCAGGTTTTAGTGAAATACAATATTCAAGTGTTATTGTTCAAAGAACAAACAACGGTTGGCAAGTTGCTGGTTATTCTACTACTAAACCATACTTTAATATTTTGAAGAGTACGGCTGCAGGTACATTTAGCACTTTCACTGTAAACGGAGACACTTTTAGAGTACCTGAAACATTTACCGATCAAGTGGTACAAGTTCCTTATGGCTATGAATTTACCAGCACAAGTGCAGTGGTAGATTTCTTAGCAAGTTATGGCAAATTGTTGAACCAACAAGGAATGACCTTCGAGTCGACTGAAAATGAAATTATTGTAGACTGGACACAGATGGCCCAAGAGTTTATATACTGGGTTGGACAATCTTGGACTGTAGGAAGTGTGATAAACTTGAATCCAGCTGCAAATGTTTTAAAACTTACCAAAGAAAATAGTGTTGTAGAAAGTCTAGCAAGTGAAAATATCAATGATGTAATCTTAAATCAAAATTTTAGATCTTTGTTATCAGAAGACTATGCAGTAGAAAGATTAGGAAATGAACTTAAACTTGTAGGATTGAACAATAATACTTTTAGTTTCCTTCAAGCTAGGTTTACATCTTATGAGCACATTATCGTTTTCGATAACACAAGTATTTTTAATGATTTAATCTATCAACCAGTAACTGGTGCAAGACAAAACAGATTGTTATTAAATGGGTACACTGTCTATGAATGGAATGGAACACTGGACGCACAAGGTTTTATACTGAACCAGGATAACATTAAACCATGGGAGCCAAATGTAGGCTACACCAAAGGTCAAATTGTAGAATATAAAAATGCATATTGGAGTGCTACTACAATATTACCACCAAGCCAAACTTTTGTTTTTGCAGACTGGATAAAGAGTGATTACGCTAGAATACAAACTGGTTTACTTCCTAACCTTGCAACCAAAGCAGATGAATTTCAAGACAATTACAACATTCACACTGCTAATCTTGAAAGCGATTCAACGCTACTAGGACTAGGACTAATTGGATTTCGTCCAAGACAGTACATGCAAAATCTCAATCTTGATGATATTTCACAAGCTGGATTGTATTCCAGTTTCTTAGGAACAAAAGGCACTATTAGATCAGCAGAAATATTTAAAAATGCGTTTCTTGGAAAAGAAGAAGCAGAATATCAAATTTACGAAAACTGGGCAATTCAAAGAGCTATATATGGAGCAAATGCTAACCGAAGTTATTTTGAATTACAACTAGAAGAAAGTAAACTTCTTAGTAATCCAAGCACAGTCGCAGTGATTGCCCCTAATACTACTTCAACTGCCGAACAAACAGTTTTAATTGATGATATCTACAAATCAAGTTATAAAATAAGCACCACTGATATATTACCAACAATAAATGGTATTCCAGAAACCGTTGGATTGCCAAGTGCTGGTTATGTAAATTATGATGATGTTGATATTAAAGTTTTTGATTTTGATGATTTAACAACAGTTATAAACAATCTTGATAATATTGTGGTAGGAACAAATATTTGGGTAGCAAAAGCAAACAGTTACGATTGGAATATTTACAGAGTTAATCTTGTAAATTCTACACTTACTACAGTGGTTGACAACCTAAACGGAACTTGCACATTTACTTTTGATGTTAATCATGGTTTAAGTGTTGGACAAAGATTGATAATAAAATTTTTCAACAGTGCAGTTGACGGTGCTTACATTATACAAACTGTACCCGGACTTAAAACACTCACAGTAAATCTCAGTCTGCCTGAAGATGTAACAACAATTACAAATGGAGATGGAAGAGCCTTTACACTAGAAAGTGTAAGAGTTACTCAGCCAAGCGATATTGCTGGACTAAGTTTTAGTACAAGTTTAGTTGCTACAAATCAAGTATGGGTGGACAATAACGGTAATGACAATTGGACAGTGCTACAAAAACAAAATCCATTTTCAACCACAGGCGAAATACAAGCTGAAACACCAGTTATAAATGATCTATTTGGAACCTCTTTGGCACAAGGACTAAACAATGATGGATTGATTGTTGGAGCAACAGGATACGCAAGTGGCACTGGTGGTGTTTATGCGTTTAACAAGTTAGAGGATGGGTCAACAATCAATGGTTCAACTTATGCTCAGCAAACAATTCTTTCTCCTGATGCATCACAACCGTTCACAGGTTTTGGATTTAGCACTGATGTAGGTGATACTGAATGGGCCTTAGTTGGTGCACCTGATTCAGATTCTGATAAAGGTTATGCAAGTGCTATTCTTAGAAATTCCTCAGACGGAACTTATAGTTTTTATCAGCACTTTAACACAGGAACAAATGACGCTGATAAATTTGGTTATAGCGTAGCAGTTAGTGATGATGAACGCTGGATGTATATTAGTGCTCCGGCTGATAACAAAATTTATGCATACAACAAAGTAAATGTGCAAACACAGAGTTTAACATTCACTGGCGACGGAACAACATTTAGTTTTGTGATAGAACCAACAATTCAAGTTGATGCCAGTGACGGAACTGCCCAAACACAAATTAAGGTTACTCGTAATACACTTGAACAGACTGCTGGTGTTGATTATACAGTAAGTACTTCAGATGGAATACAATCAGTAGATTTCACTGTTGCACCAAATCTTGATGATGCAATTGTTATTACTAGACGTGAAAGTCAAACTTATAATCCAAGTGTGTTGACTACAAACTTTAGTTTTACAACTTTGTTTACAGCTAGTGACATTTATTCAATGACTGTTATACAGGACTCAGTTTTATTACGTCCATTTTTTGACTACACAGTTGTTGGAACTGACATTGTATTAACTTCAGGAATAAGCTCAGGAACTTTAACAATAAATGCAAAAACACATTGGGATTTTGTAGACTCATTTAGTTCAACTAGCATAGATTCAACAATTGATCAATTTGGTTACAGTATTTCAACAACAACCGATGGTAGACAAATACTAATAGGCACACCAGATGCCACAGTCGCAACAAATCAGTTTGCTGGTGAGTCCTTTATTATTGATAGAAGTGTTGAAAGGTTTCAGGTAACAAATGCCGCAACTGTTGCTTATACAACATCAGTAGCACCAACTGGTCCAGTTACAGTCAAACTTAACGGAACATTTTTAATTCCAACTGGAAACGCAAACAATGCACAATTTAGTGTTGCTGGCAGTGTGGTAACAATCGGAACAACACTTAATCCAGTAACACTTGCAGTTGGTGATATAATCGAAGTTGAAACCAATAGTTTTACCACACTACA